ATCGAGAGTATCCAGAGTGTTATGCGCGCCTTCGCCGCGATCCGTTACATAGCCGCCGTCTGCATTGGTACAGGAGTCAGTGCGCTGAACATTACTGATGCGATTACCGGCTGCCCACTCGCGAACGAGAATGCCGCGGTCAATATAATCAGTCGCCGCCCAGATTCTGGTGAAACGGAGAACCAAAGCGAGTTCGTGACGCTTATCTTGGCTGAACACTTTGCGAATAGCATCGGTATAGCGCCACAGGTCTTTGGTATCGTAACCCTTAACCTCTTCGCAGTTTTCTGCCGCCAGCAGCAGGTTCTGGACGTAGCCGTTGTCAGTGTCCATCTCCAGCGCGCTGATACCTTCGTATTCTTCGCGGGTTAAGTGGTGGCGCAGTTCGTCGGCGGTAAACTGGGCGAGTAGCTGCTTGCGGAAGGGCATACGAACGACTGGATAACGTGTGGTTTCGTCATCATTCTCGTCAATCTGGATACCGTTATCAGGTTTGAGATCATGACCAGTTGTAACGTCGGCGTCGCTGGTGCTTTCTGATTTGAGAAGAGCAAGCTTTCCGCTTCTCCACTCTTCAACTAACTGATTGCGGTCGCCGGCATCTGCTCTCGCCCAGTCAGCCATGAATGCAGCGATAACTTCAGCTTCGTGCGTTTCATCTGGCGCGAAGACCTGCTTTATCGCCTGAACGAGTTTCCACTCGGCGTTCAGGCTAAGTTTGGCAACTTCAGGGATGTCGTTCTTCGCCAGCAGCAGGTTCCGGAGATAAGTGTTGCCTTCATCAAGAGACATTTCGCTGGCAGCCAGCTGCTGCTCTTTAGAGATGTATGACTGGTATTTGTCGCTGGTCAGGTGGACGGCAAAACGGACCGCTGGAGTGCGGTTTTCAAGCGGGACACTCTCGACGGTAGTTTCGACTTTAACGGTAGTTTCCGGTGCGGCAGAGTTGTCCATGGCTCCAGCAGACTCAGCTCCAGCCTTTGGCAGCCAGGTGCGTCCATCGTCCTGGAGTTCGTAGCGTTTGCACCATGCGTAATCAACGGTGCTTTCTTCCGGGAGGTCGCCGTAGACTGGGAAATCTGTGCGAACAGGTTTGGCGTAATCCTTACCGCGGCCGGTTTCAATACAGGCATCTTCCAGTTCAACATCCAGCTGCAGATTGGCGCGGGCTTCTGTTTTTGCGGAGAACCAAATCACGGCATCTTCTTTGCCGGATTTCTGTGTTGCCTTGATAAAATGAAAGAATTCCATATCGGGTCCTTAATTTTGGTTGTAAGATACCCGCAGCTAATGATTGCCGCCTTGGGTAGTGGTCATTGGTCAAAACTCGATTCCGGAAAGCTTTGGTCGGCTGACCGGGTATTTAACCCGCCTTGCGCGGGTTTTGTGCTTTTAAGGGCTGGTAGAAGCCATTGGTCATAACTCGATTAAAATTAGAAAGCAGGCTGTTGGTCTTCAGCCGGTTTATATGGGTGACACTCTCCTTTAATGTGCTGCTCTTTGGCAGCTGCATCACAGCCAGCTTCGGTCTGGTATACACCGAGCATGATGTCTGAGCATTCCCCGGTGAGGGCGCAGACGGTAACGATCAGCGCAAAGAGAGAGCTCATGCTTTTAGCTTTGGGTCACCTTTCTGCGCAAGGAAATAGCAGAGCTTGCGAATCCATACTTCCGCCGTACTGAGGCGGATTGCTTGTTGTCTTGAAGGTGTTCGTGCAAAGTCGATCATTTATCTATCCTTTTAATTCTGACTGTCGTATCACGGTCCTAACTTCAGTGCTATTGTGGTTATTCCCGCACTCTAAAGAGGGAATTAACTGTGGATAAAGAAGAGAAAGTCTTGTATTTAACTCGCTTAGCGGTTGATACATATAACTCTTACCGTTCTGCTCAAATCTCTTCTGGCCGGAATCTTGCTGACCCCCACGATCCGGTGGAAGAGATAGAAAAAATCTATGCAAAATTCGAAGTCTTTCTTGACCAGAAACTCTCAGAAGACGAATGGAAATAGGGTTATATGCTTCCCCAGCTAGACCTATTTCTCCAGAGTGAGCTGTTGCAATGTGCATAAAGCTCACTCTTTCTTATGACCGTGTCATCCACAATTTTTCCCCCTATATGCGCCTGTAACGCTGGCCAGCGGAACGTTTACACCTGATGCGCGTTAATCTCTCCACCTCATCCGACTGTTCGTATGCCGTCGGCGGCTACTTCGTGGGCGTCCTGCCTTGGTGGTTCGTAGTGCGTCTTGGTGAGTTAGATTAAACACAAAGTTTAAGTTTGAGTCAACATAATGAGTAATTTTAAATAAACAAAATGTTTAAATGGCGCTTATGGAGAGTGAAATTTTGTTCTTTGGAGGCAAAAAAATTCGACGAAATGGTACGGGCTGGCAGTCCGGGAAATGGGAGCTTAGTACAAAAGATGTGCTAGTTATTCGAGGGGCATAAAAAAAGGCCACTTTAGGGCCATTTCTTATAGTAGGTCTTTACGAATCATTGCTGAAAGGAGTACTCAGTCATCCTGCGAACGAATCCGGCCTTTCATATATTTATCATATAGTTCGTCCAGCTCTTTCAGGCGAAGTGCAAAGATGCGAAGCATATTCTGTTGCTCTTCCTCGGGAAGCTGACGGTAAAGTTCCAACAGGCGTTGTTCGTCCGGCTTCAGTCCATCTTTTTCGCCAACATCTTGGCCAAGCAGCCACTCAAGGCTCACCCCAAGCGCATCCGCAAGCTTAATCGCTGAGCTTTTACCAATTGTCCCACGAACGAACCAGTTATTGACCGACTGAGCACTGACGCCACAAATACGGGCCATGTCTGATTTGGTCAACTTCTTGAGCTCAAGAACCTCGTTAAGCCGCTGAACTTGTGGGTGGTTAATCTGATGAGTTTTTTCTTTCATGGACGAATTCTAAACCAAATGTTTATTAGCTCAATATTCAAAATGTTGACATAAACATAAACAATATGTTTAATTGCGTTGTTGTTACAGGAGCTATTTATGAAAGCAATTGATAAAGCAATTACCAAAGCAGGAACTGCTACGCGCTTAGCCCAACTGCTAACCGTAAGCGCCATGACTGTTAGTCATTGGCGAAATCGATATCAGGGCGTCGTCCCGGCAGATCGAGTTTTGCAAATTTATGGGGTTACCGGCGTAACTCCGCACGAGCTGCGCCCAGATCTCTACCCAAACCCAACAGACGGTTTACCCAAACAGGAGCCTTAACCATGCAGACTGTTTCATTTCAACAGAGTAGCAGAGCTTCTTCTAACCCACTGATATTCACGTGTCATCAAAGCGAATCGACAGCCCAGGATATAGATCATCGTGATATCTGCTCAGCGGTCCGAGCCTGGGCAGCGGTAGAAGGGCGCGTAGCAGTTGCGCTTCAAATCCAGGAAGCGGCGGAAGAACTTCAACTTGATGGTGTGGATTTCTCAGGCCAGGCCGATGTCTGGAACGTGAAGCTGTTCCGCTGGCTTGACAACAAAGAAGACTCCGCATTGTACCGAAAGAACGTCGAACAATTGATGCCAGCGATCATGTCCGTATTACCGCTTCGATACCGCGACCGTGTCGTAAAGAACGACTCGTTTGCCTACCGGATGGCCAGGTTGGAAAAAGAGGTAAGTGAGGCGAAGCAAGCTCTGATGCTCGATGCACCGAAAAAGGAAAAACTGAAGGAGTTAGGCGAGGGGATTTTCGAAATGTTCAGAGTCGATCCTGACCTTACGGCACCTCTGCTGGCGATGGTCACAACCATGCTGGGGGCAATGTGAAGACTTCAGAAAAGGCGAAAGCCGCGGTGCTCGAACACCAACGGCTTTCAGGTGCAAAAACGGAGTGTAATTGCGGAGCTAAGTATGTCAAATACAGCTGAAATTATCAATTTCCCCCACAGAACCGAACAACCGGGAGGTCGTATGGCCGACCTGTCGAACGGGTATACCAAGGTCGCTAACGAGATCCAACAGCTTAAGCCTCGTCTGAGAATGTCAGGCCGGGAGTGGCAGTGTTTTGAAGCGGTGATCTGGCTTACCTACGGCTGGAACAAGAAACAGGACCGCGTTACGAACACGGTGATTGCCGAGCTTACAGGGTTGAGTGATTCGCATGTTTCGGATGCGCTCAAATCGCTCGCAGAACGCAAAATTATCTTCAGTCAGAAACAGGGCGTGATGAAAACGGTCGGTATAAATACTGACCTTTCCGCCTGGATTTTAGACAAACCGAAAACGGGAAAAGTCTTCCCGAAATCGGGAAAAGTGTTACCGAAAACGGGAAAAACCTTCCCGGAAACGGTAGACACCCAAGACTATAACAAGAACAATATTAAAATATCCTCGTCTCGGAATTCTGACGAATCCCGAAACCAGAAAACTCAAAAGTTTCTCTCACGCCATCCAGAAGCTGCCGACGGGATATACACCCCGGCAGGTAAATCATGGGGATCCGCTGACGACCTTAAGGCCGCGCGCTGGATTTACGACAGGCTTCTTACCGTCAACGCATCGCTATCTGAACCCAACTGGGCTGAATGGGCAAACACCATCAGGCTGATGCGTGTCCAGGACAATCGTACTCACTACGAAATCTGTGATTTGTTCCAGTGGGCTAACCGGGACGAGTTCTGGAAAGACAACATCCTGAGCCCCTCAAGTCTGCGAAAGCAGTGGGATCAGCTCACCACCAAACGGCTGCGCGCAACCGGAACGGCAAAATCTTCCCGGGGCGGCATCGACCTGCACAACACCGACTGGATTGAAGGGGTGCTGGAATGAAAAACCTAGCCGAGAGCATTCGCAATTTTGACCGGGAACAGGCTCGCCGCGTGGCACACAACATGCCTGAGCAGTACACCGAACGCGAACAAACGCAGCAGGTGGCGCAGATTATTAACGGGTTATTCGTACAGCTTGCGGCCGCGTTTCCGGCAAGCCTGGTTAATCGCAGCCAGGAAGACGTGAACGAGATCCGCCGGCAATGGGTGCTGGCCTTTAAAGAAAACGGGATTAATACCATTGAGCAAGTTGAAGCTGGTATGCGCATGGTACGCCGACAGGAGCGTCCATTTCTGCCTTCGCCAGGCCAGTTCATCAAGTGGTGCAGGGAAGGGCGCTGCGTACTGGGGATCACCACTGCTGACGTCATGGCTGAATACTGGAAGTGGAGGAAGCTGGTTTTCCGGTACCCGAGCAGCGAGCTATATCCGTGGCCAAAGCCGGTTTATTACCACATTTGCCTTGAACTGCGGCGCCGCGGAACCGATGGCCAGTTGAGCCACAAAGAACTAGAGCGCGAAGCCAGCGACATTCTGGATATGTGGGAAAAGCGGGTGCTGGCCGGGAAACCAATCCCGCCTGTTCGTCGTGCGTTGGCAGCACCAGTGGCTCCGAGGGGGCCGACGCCAGCTGAACTTCTGAAGGCTAAATACGCGCGCCTAAAAGATGAAGGGAGAGTTTAACTGTGCGAGCAAAGATTCTTCAGATTCGTACCATACAGCGAATGAGTAGAAGGCTTTGTTTCCACAACGTGTTATAAACAAGTTACAAGTCGCCTCCTCTGGCGACAAAGAGGCATGGCATGAAATTACGAATCACAAGAGCAATCGGCCTCAGCAAGTTCTCGCCACGTTGGGTTAAGGTTATCTGTTTACGGTTGACTAAAAACGATATTGAGCGCTCCCTCAACGCGCTTCTGGCCACAATTGATGAAACTGAACTCTCTTCGGAGCAAGTCAAAGCATTGAGGGAATGCGTTGACAGAATCAACCTGGCAAGGGGAAAGGGGATGCAAGCGTGAGCGCTACTGCTATTGAGCCGAAAGAGATTTTTTATACCACATGCTCATTGCTGAACACATAAAGCGTAGCTGAAGTGACTGATGCTGACTGAGTGATGCGCGGAGAAATAGTTGTCTAATAACTCAATCATATTAATCACTTTTCCCATGGTACCTTTTTTATCTTGAGGATTAGGCAGTACGAAATCCTAGCTTTGGCCGCTCTATTGGATCCTACACCTCTGAACTGCTAAGGACGGAATATGAACGGATGAAAGCTAGCATGAGGTGCGAGTGGTGTTGAGAAAGGTCCACTGGACAATCATTTGAATAATTCTGTGAAAAATTCATTTGTATAAAGAGTCTTCTCCTTCTGGGCGCGTTTTGAACCTTCGATGCATCCACAGGTATTGCTCAGGGGCGCGGAGGATTTCACGCTCGATGATTTTATTCATATAAGCAGCTGCAGCGATATTATCGTCCTCCGGATATCCTAACAATGGATTACTGATATACATATGATAACCTTTTTTATCGCTCCGTCGAATCATGCTAAGTGTGATCAAATTTGCTCCAGCGAGTTTTGAAAGTGCGTACGTTCCGTTCGTTGTGGCTGCTTTTTTTACCGAGAAAAAGGGTGCGAAAACGCTCCCCTTAGGCCCGTAATCCTGATCTGGTGCAAACCACACAGCTTCACCGGCCTTGAGTGCATGAACTAAGCGAGATAGATTACGTCGATCAATCATAGCTTTATTTGAACGCATACGTCCTTTTGTCTGAACCCATTCCATCAATGGATTGTTGTGCGGCCGATATGTTGCCATCATTGGATGGCATAACCCCATTACTCTTCCGCATAGTTCAAGCGACATGAAATGAATCCCGACAACCATTACCCCTCCGGTTGCGTTAGCCAAGTTTTCAATCCCTTCTACGTCAAACCACTTTTTGACTCTCGCATCGCTCCAGAACCAGGCCATGCCAGTTTCCATCAGTCCCAGCCCGAGAGAAACAAAGTTATTATTTATCATCTGGCTTCGGGCAATCGGAGTCATATCGGGAAAACAGAGTTCAATATTCCTAACCGCTATACTTTCTCTACGTTTTAAAAAGGGCCTGGAGATTTTTCCAAGACCGGAACCAAGAGTATATAAAACCGGATAAGGAAGTTGGACTATAACCCACAGAAGTGCCAAGCCTGCCCAGGAAAACCAGTGGCGGGGATGAAGTAATTTGTATGTAAAGAGTTGTGACATAAATTTCCCTAAGCTAATGAAGGTTGTAATGCACATGGATAATTTGAAGAATTTGTTTTTCAGCGGAACGTTTCATTTAGATAATTGAGTTTTTTTCTGAATTCAGGGGGACAGATTGCGTGTGGGAGTGGATGCTCACTAAATGGTTTAGTGAGGCGAAAA